CCGGAATTAAATTGACGAAACCAACCAGAGAGAAGATTATGCAGTCGATGACTGTACCTATTGCAAAAGATGCAAATGGTAATCCTCTCAACCCTGTAACACTGACAAGGAGTAAGAATCCTGATGCTTTTGAGATGATGATACATTACTATCATGGACTCGGTCTTTTTAATATAGATGACGATGGTCAGATGAAACCTGACTTCTCGAAAATCGCAAAGGTTCAGAAAACCAAAGCAACGGACGAGTTTCGTACTGCGTTCGAGTCGAGAGAAAAAACAGTTGCAGGTAAAACTGTAATGCCGAAATTAAACGAGGATGAGCTTGATGAGTTTGAAAAAGCCTTCAGGCGACTATAAATTTAGTATTAACAAGCTCCTAAAAAAGCAAAAATGAGAATTTCACCATTTCAACTTTATGAATCCGAGGACATCACTGGTCTCGTAACCAAGTCACACTTGGGTTACAGGTTCGGTATTGAGCCTCAACAAGCGTCTAAAGTTGCTACCATGATTCATCAAGCGAATCTTGGTGCTACTGTAAACGCTTATCTTAATCAGTTCCCTACTCTCACTCTTCCGAGTGATGATGATTTTACTTGGGACATAACCACTAATGGGAAGAAAAACATTCCTATTGCAAAGGCTTCTTTGGATGAGGCTGGTACTGCTTTGACTGCTACACAACAAGCAGGTCTGAATTACGGAGAGTTTTACCTGTTTTTCTTTGAAGCATACTTTACTGATGTGAACCAGATTGTCGGTGAGCGTCTTGAAGTATATCCGATTCTGGTTCTTGCGGACCCTGTAAATGTCGGTGGACTTTGGAGATACAGATGTAAGCTGAACACAGGAGACCCTGATCTCTTTGTTCCTTACGATGAACTCGTACCGGGAAAACGTTTCTCAAAGGACTTCTCTCCTGTGGAGCAAGAATTGTCCGTGAAAGGTGGAGGTGTACATTACACGTTCCCTTACAAAATGATGAACGCCTTTACCATGATCCGTATGCAGGATACCATTCCCGGCAACATGATCGAGCGTCCAGTAAAATTCTCTTGGGTCGATCCAGTATCGAAGAAGATGATGACTACTTGGATGGACTACCGTTCATACGAGCTGGAAATGCAGTATCAGGATGAGATCAATCACATGATCATGTATTCTACGACCAACAAAACCAAGGACGGCAAGTACGTTCAACGTGGTAAATCGGGTCGTATTCTGCAAATGGGTGCAGGTATCAAGCAGCAAATGGAAGCTGCCAACTACAATACCTATAACTCCTTTGACATCAAGAAATTCACTGAAATGCTCCTTGACCTTACCGTTGGTAAGATTGTGATGGGACAACGTGAAGTGACTGTCTTGACAGGAGAATGGGGAATGTATCAATTCCATGAGGCTCTCGAAAATTACACCTCACTGTACACTCCTGCAAGGGACAACTACAGGATTTATTCCGGTGGAAAAGGAGTTACCGGAGCAATGGCTCCAATGGGATTCCGTGGTCAGTTCTTAGAGTATATCGGTCCCAACGGGATCAAGGTGAACATTGTTCACGATGCTCTGAAAGATGACTTCGCTCGTAACAAGATTTATTTCCCCGGTGGACAAGGACTTGCCGAGAGTCGTGTTTACGAAATCCTGAACATGGGAACTTCCGATGGAAAGCCTAACATTCAGAAAGTTGCTCTTGCCAAGTTTGGAGACATCCGTGGTTATGAGCCTGGACTGAGAGATCCTTTCACTATCGGTCAGACCAACCGGATTATGAGTAATCCTAAGGATGCTTGGACCGAGCACAGGGCGTACACTGGTGGAGCTATCGTTTACGATCCCACACGTACTGCAACTTATAAGCCTATCATCCTCTAAGTGAGGGTGACAGGGTAGTTCTTTCACATATTTAAAGAAGAAGAAAAATGGCTAAAAAAGAAGAAGAAGCCGTTGCAACTGTTAAACAACCTGTTGCAGCACAAGAAGTTAAGGAAGAAAAGAAGATTTTTCATCTACCAAATACCAAGGTTCACGTGAAGCCCATTCTCCGTTCGGGGAAGTGGCTTCCCGATGGACACTCTGGATCGTTCATGTATGATCACACCAGTATTGGTATTCAGGTTCCTATTGACAAGGACACAGGTAGACTGAAGAATCCCTTGACAGTTGAAGAAAGAGAGTTCTTTGAAAATAATTCTGATCTTGATCTCGAAGGAGGAGACCTGAATCCGTACCGTAAGAAGGACAACTTCTGGCACGATTTCAGGGTAATCGTCAGAAAGACCGATGATATCGTAACTGATAAAACGATCTTGATGACTCTTGACCTAAGTGATCCGATACAGTATTTGCAGTATAAAGTACTGATGTTAAACTCACAACCTGATGGAGGTATTGTAGCTCCTGAGTGGGATAAGAGACTTGCAAGTGGTACTTACCGGATTGCCTTACAGCATGAAGGACAGCAATTTACTGATAAGATCAGGAAGGCTGACTTGATGAAGAAGGCTTACAAGTACCTCTCGAAGATTGATTCTTCAGGAGACACAATGTTTGACTTCCTCACAGTCTATTATCTTGAGAACGCCAAGAGTAAGCGTCCGAGTGAAAACTCTAATAAGGATACTTACTATTCTGATATTCAGGATTTGATCGACAATGATCTTGCAGGAGTTGTTGAGGTAATTGAGGATGCTGGTAATTATGACTTCAAACTTCTGGTACACAGAGGTCTGAAAACAGGATCACTCAGGATGGTAGGAACTAACATCGAAACTGTCGATGGTGTTCCTCTCGGAAAGAGTCTTCATCAGTGTATTCAGTGGCTCAAGGATGACAAACATCAAGATGAGTATTTACGCATAAAGAATCAGATTGACCTTGCTAAATAAAATAGCATGACCGCAGAACAAATGAAATATGAGTTTGACGTTGGATATGATCGCATAACCAACTTTGATGCTCCGGGATATGTACCGAAAGAGATTTCTACATTTCTTACCAGATCACAGGAACAGCTTGTCTATGACATACTTGAGTCCAGTGCTTATGATGAGAAGAATAAGAAAGCTATGTCTCGTCTGAGGCAGGTCATTCCCCTTTCGACATTTACTGCTGGTAACTATCCAAACGGGTTTAGTACCCCCCTACAGGTTTCTATAGGGGGTGCTACTCTCAGTTTTGTATCAGGACCCAATGTTATTCAAGATAGTGCAAACGGATTCGTAACTGCTGGATTTCGTGAAGGAGATGTGATAACTGTTACAGGTGCTACAACTACTGCTAATAATATAGAATATGTTGTTAAAAAGGTTGCAACGGGTAGTCTTACAGTATCATCTCAAACTCCTGTAGATACAAGTGAAGCAGGAGTAGCTGGAACACTCATTGTTGCTGATCCTGTTCTCAAGGTCCGTAATGAAAGAGCAGACATTGCTTTGATAGCAGGTAATTTCTACTTTGATAAAATTGCAGGAAATGCGATTACTGATATTGAAGTAGACCCAATAGATGATGACTTCTACAGTATAAATAAGGACAATCCTTACAAGAAGCCAAACATCAGAAAGATTTGGAGGATCGACAGTGCAGACGAATCCTCAAAAGAACATGAGTATATAACTGATGGGACATTTACCCTCACGACTATACATCTGCACATTGATCGGAAACCAAGAGCGATCATTGTTCCTGAGACAAGTGATGTGGTATATGCTGGTACAGACGATACTATAGATGGAATTTGGTTTGTAGATTATCACACAGGACTTAATTGTGAACTTGATCCGATTATACATCGTGCAATTGTAGATAAGGCTGTTAAACTTGCCTACGCTGCACTTCAGGATGAGAAAGGATTTCAGATCAGTACTATACAAGAACAACAGGAATAAAAATATTTTTAGTTTAACTTAATACTCATATACAATGGACACAATTAGAAACGTAACTCAACTTTTTATCGGAAAAGACCCTTCAAGGGGTGCTGTCGTAGATGAGTTAATCAACGTCTACACTCAACTTGCAGATGGTGAAGTTGTCATTACAACTCCCGGAAACGTTGTTCTTAACAACGCAACTACTGCTGCTGAAGCAGCATTAGGATTCAAGTTCATTCAAAGGAGTGGGACCAAGCTCATTCATTCCGATATCATTCTTCCTTACATGGTGAAGCATTACAATCTGACTCCCACTGCAAAGGAGACTCAACAACTTGATTATGTTGGATGGAACGGTGTTTCCGGTTCGATTGATGGAGCCGCTACCAACATCTACACCATCAGGTTGAACATCCTTGACAAGACCACTGCTGGTTTCATGCAGCAAAAAATCAAGGAAGGCTTTTATAAGTCGAACTCTCTGGCTGCAAGTTATACTCAGGAGGCTATTGCTCTTGGACTTGTTGCAAGTCTGATTGCTAACTACTCTCGTGAAACTGAACAGGATATCACTTTTGGAATGACCAACGGTGGAGCAAGGACTGCTGCAACTGGTACAGGTACAGTTACCTTTACAAAGGGGAGTAAGGTAATTCTTGCTGCAACTGCCATCGACGCTGTTCTTTCAGTTGGCGATCTCGTTGGTCCGGACGACACTGTTCTTACAGCAGTTCTGTATAAGGTCGTGTCAATCGACGCTGCAAGTGAAACCGCAGTTCTTTCCCAAGCATTTCAGGGTGACACTATTGTTGCTGCCGAGGCTGCTGTGGCTATCGTAGCTACTGCTACTGCCTTAGCTGCTGGTTATGGTGTGAAACTTCTCGGTGTAGATCGTGAGTTCAAAGCAGGTTACTACTGGTCAAATGTTTGCTTTTGGAGCACTCAGATTGACTTTGCCAACGCTGGTCCTTCGATCATCACTACCACCGCAGCTTTTCCCGGAGTCGGAACAGGACAGTATATTGCCAATCTTGAAGGAGAACTTCAGTCTGACGAGTTCATTTACAGAGGCTTCCCTGAAGCAGGTGTTGTGAATCGTACTGATGGAATTGGTACTACATGGTACGATACGCTCGTTATCGAGCATGAGCATAACCTCAAGGCTGCTCAGGGAACTCCAACCGAGTCTCCCAAGACTATCATGGTTGCATGGGACGTGGACGTGAACGGAGATGGAACACTGGTATCCAATACTGCGGAAGCCGACAGTCTCGGTCTTTTGGCTCTTGACCAGATCATCGTAACCCTGTGGGGAATCGGTTCTGCTCAAGTTGGGAACGTAACCTAATAGTAGGCGACAACCTTTCATAATAAAGGGAGCATGGAAATCCCATGTTCCCTTTTTTTCTATATTCAATTTTACACTACCATGAATGTGAAAAAAGAAAACATCTCACGATGGGTCAATACGGTATTGCTGTCGGTATTGTTGTCGATTATGACTGTAGCATTAGGACGAGTAAAGGAGCTGAACGATAATACAGAAGTCTTGCAAATTGAACTGGCAATCGTAGCTGTAAAATTCGATAATCACATTGATTTTGCGAACGATAAGGTATTGGTTATAAATGCCAATACCCATGATATTCGGGACATCAAGGAAACCTATGTGACAAGAGCTGAGATCAAGGATATGCTTGATGAGGTGAAGCAGTATATTGCACAAGTTAATCGTCAGAAACCATGAGCTTACTACCACATAGTTTAGGCAACAGATCGAAGATACAATTCGACACTTTACATACTGATCTACAAACAGTTATAGACTGGGTATTAAAGTATTGTCTCGTAGATTTTACCCTCACAGAGGGATACCGACCTGTTGAGAGACAACATGAACTCTACAAATCAGGTAGAGAATTTATTGATGGACGGTGGAAACTGACTAAACCTAAACTGAAGAAGACCAATATTGATGGTTACGCTATCGTAGGAAAGCATAATCACAACCCATCTCTTGCAGTAGATTTCTGCGTGTATGTACCAGATAAACCTGAACTCATTTGGGATATACCACATCTCACATATATTGCAGCATCTCTGGTCATGGCTGGTGACTTCTTGTTTCTGCAAGGAGTTATTACTCATAAAGTCCGGTGGGGAGGGAATTGGGATAAGGATGGTGATCTTGCAGATAACAACTTTTATGACCGTCCACACGTTGAACTATATGTACCATGAGAACAAAACCTAAAGCGATAGTCAAAGGATCAGCGATGAGATTTAGTTTAACTATAATTTCAATTTCAGTCGCTCTCGCAATTATAGGCATTATGGTTCATGTAGTTATACAGACATTTAAAGGTGAAACGGTAGAGTGGTCCGGAATAGGAATATTCGTAGGTGGTCTTGCTGCTCTACTTACAGGCTCAGGATGGAATAAAACGAAACAAAAAGAGATCGAGGTGAATGAGAAGGAGTAGTGCAATAGGACTTTTCTTTTTTCTACTTATCGGTATGTTAGTAGGAGGATGGATTGTGTACAAATTTAAACCTCTCCCTGAAGGAAAAGTCATTGTCAATCAAACTGTTGTAGACTCTTTAAATGCTTTTATCACTTTCGTTGATTCCATTGAAAATCTTCCAATGGAGCCTGTTGTAACCAAAACTGACACAGTTTACATTACTAAGATCGAAAGTACTACCAGTACCCCGACAGCCGAAATAGACGAGAGAGATACTACGATCACCCATTACAGGGATTCGCTTGTCAGGGAAAAGGAGATCAATGTGTGGGTTGATATTATGGTAAAGGGAGCCATTGAAGACCTAAAAATTGAGTGGGATTATCGCACCGTGATCCGGACAATCGAAACGGTTACGGAAAAGCCTGTGTATAAGCCTATTATAACGACGATAAAAGTACCTAAATATGTCACCGGACACTATCTATCTGCAATAGCAGGTGGTAATGATAAATTCTTTACCTTTGGAATAGACTATGATTTGGTGAAATATAACCGAATTTACGGCTTTCAGTACAGACGACAGGGTGATCAGAATGTCTATGCTGTGAAGATAGGTATCAATCTTAGTACGTTATTTAATTTTAATCGTTAAAACTTAAATAAGATGGACCTTACAATGTCTTTAGGATATCAAGAGCAGAACGATAACAAAGCTATTGTTCTGACAGATACCAGCAACTACGACTATTCGATTGTTCCAAATCTTGTAGCAACTGCTCCTACTGTAACAAACACTCTATATCAGATTGTAAATAACAATGGAAATACTGCTTTTTTTATTGGTATAGGTGCTGCAAATGGTTTAGTTGGTGAACGATTTATAGCTACATCGGCTGCTGCTCTCAGTGGAACAATGGAACTCCAACAAGTTACTGCAAAAGTGACTGAGATTACTGCTATCACACTTGACACAACTGTTACAGGAGTTTCAAATACAGCACAGGTTAAAGATCAAGTTGATTTATATGCTCTGAATACTGGACCGTTTACAGATCAATCTGAACTGGTTTTTACCATTACATCAGATTTACTTGGTGATGGAGCTGATGAGTTGCTTGAAGATGGTCTGTATGCGCTTGAGTACAATGTCACTTATACTGGTGAAGATCAGCTTGGTGCTACTGAAGTAACTCAACTTCTCGAAGTCACCATTCTCGTTTATGGTCAGGTGAAAGTCGCTGTGTACGATAAATATCGACAAATTCCAGCATGGTGCGACTGTCAGGACAGTGATGCTCTGTGGAAAATCATGGAAACTGATCTCATGGGAGCGTATCTGACAGCAATCGAAACCTCTGCTTTTATAGCCAAGACCGAAGAACTTATAAATATGCTTATCGTTCTTGACGACATGGTTAAGAATGGTAGTAAACTTTACTACTAATATGGCTATCATAGAACTCGGTGGTGGAGCAGGAACTCCACCTGTAGGATCAACGCCTTTGATTGTGCTTCCGGAAGTAACACCTTCTCCCGGAGTTCTTGTTGGGACAGATGGGATCGTTCAGGTAAGTGATCCAATACCTCTTCCAGAACAAGTTCCTACTGACGGTATAATTCTATTGGAAACTCCTTCTACTCCTAATTATTCCGGAGTAAATAGACTCATTGAACTCATTGATGTTGATAAGGTTAGAGGGAATAATGACGTTCTCCACTATGATTCAAACACACAGAAGTATTATCACGGAGATATACACGCTCTTATAGATTTTCCTGTAGATTCAGTCTTTGGTCGTATAGGAGATGTGGTAGGTGAATATGCAGATTATGCTGCTGCACTTGTTACATTTGCTCCATCTTTTCCAATGATTTCTACCAATGTTCAGGACGCTATAGATGAAGTTGCATTGACTTACGCTAAGAGTTTTCTTGAACTGGACGATACTCCAAGTGATTATACTGGTCAAGCAGGTAGATATGCTACTGTAAACGGTGGAGAAACCGGATTAGAATTTACATTTGTTGCAACAGTAAACTACGATCCGGGTACTGATACCTATTATTTACCTCCAACTACCGACGGACAGGTTCAAAATCTTGGACAAGAGGTATTTATAAACGTCATTGATGAGACATTAACACCTGTACCAGCGTCAACTCCAAAGGTTTATATGGTTGTTGGGACACATATTCCCGATCCTGATTTCCTGAAAGTAAGCAGACCGAGAGCAGGAGACCTACGTAAAGGTATTCCATTTGGACTGAATACTACTGCTGTCAGTGGTGTCACAGGGAAATTCAAGCTCGTTACATACGGATATGTCAAAAGTGTAGATACTTCAGCGTGGACAGTTGGAGACCTTTTGTGGGTCGATCCTGTTAGTTTCGGAGAGATGACCAATGTTGAACCTGTTGATAATCCATTTGCAATAGGTATCGTTGCAGTAGAGGGTAATTCTGACGGAGTTATATTCGTTTCCACGATCTATCCTATTGGTGTAAGTGAACTGAATCTTGCTGGTATCGTACATCAGAATCAATGGTTTACAGGAGATGCAGCATCGGGTGCTGCAACCTTTTATGCAGTAAAATTAGAAGATAAAGGTACTGTCGGAAGTGTTCAACTCAGTGTAATAGTCGATGATAATCAGACTCTTCCTCTTCCAAGTGACTTTCTCAGTGATGCGTTTCCACTTCCTCAAAGATTTTTTGCAGGTACTTATAACGGAAGAGTTGAGGTAGAGGTAGATGATGGTAGAGCAAATGAGATAATTACTGTAGAAATTTATCTTGCTGATTCAGCAGGTGTAGTTACTGATTCCGGAATACTATCAGAACCAGTTGGTGATCTCGGTGTACGTCCTCTTGCTGTATTGAAGAGTGATATTAGAAACATGAGTTCTGTTCAGAGATACAATATCAATGTATCTGGTACTCTAAGAGAAGAGATAATAATACCAGCTACTACCAGATTCCGTGCTCACATTCTTTGTACAAAATTAGGTACAGAAGGACCAGCAAAAACGTTTGATGTATATGTTGGAAATCTTCACAATACATTTGTACGAGTTCCTCCTATAAAAGTATTAAATGATAATGCTGATGTAAACATTACCTCTCTTTCTCTCAATGACGTTCTTACGTTCAACGGTACTTATTGGGAAGCTGCTCCCGGAGGTGCTATTGCTGCTGATGTAAGCTATGATAACTCAGGTTCAGGTCTTGCAGCAACAAATGTCCAAGATGCTATTGATGAAGTTGATGTTGCAGTAGATTTAAACACCCTTAAAATTTCTGCTGACGGATCAATCGACACTCATTCTGATGTTGATACAAGCACTGTTGCACCGAATCTATCTGAAGTATTGACGTGGAATGGAGGAGAATGGGTTCCCGGACCTAACAGTGTAATCAGTATAGGAAGCATTGGTAAGATTCCATTTTCTGATGGAGCATCAAATTTCTCATATTCAACAGGGTTGATATATGACTCAAGCATACTCAAGGTATCGAATATCTACGTTGCAGCACTGATCGCACCTACTACACCTCTACTGGTACTCAGTGATTTAGTGACCGGACAGTTGATAAAGGATAACAAACTGTATTACGATGGTACTACACTGACTGCATTGAACTCTAATCTCGTAGTAACACTTGATATTTCAGCAGGAACCTTTACAGGAGGCTCATTACAACTCACCACAGGAGCTACTGTTGATACTATTGAAACCACTCTAACAGATGACGACACTCATTTGCCAACTTCCGGAGCAGTGTTTGACGCTTTACCTACACAAGTCCTTTTCGGATTAGCAGGAGAGATACCGATCATGAACTCAGGTCCAAACAACTTTTTCTACACATCAGGTTTCACTTGGGTAGGTGGTCTTTTAACTGTTAGTAATATTGATGCTTCTGATGTAGATACTGATACATTTATAGCTAATACATCGGCTCAGATCATGCAACTGTTCTTAGCAACAGGAGCAAAAGTCGTTCATATTGAGGATACTGCACTCACAGGTGCAGCCGATGCCTTAGTAAACGATGATGTAATAACTGCTGCAATCGCTGCTTCTGTTATTACAGATTATGTGACTGTTACAACAAATCAGACTGTTACAGGAGAAAAGACATTTAGTGCTCATGGAGAATTTTCATTGACATTAGATGTAGGAGCAAACTCTCGTCCTGTTACTACTGATCATGATCTATTTGTAGGAAATTCTCTTCAGGTTGGAACAGCTTTCAACTATGCTACAGGGACATCAAGGACAGATTTAACAGTTGGTCATTTAACCGGACAGTCCAGATTCCTATTTGGACAATCAAACGGTACTTATGGAGGATTGATTTGGGCATATAATGCAACACCTGCAAATGCTACATTACAGATGTATGTAAATGGTGCAGGTACTATGTTGGAATTTAATCAAACAGGTCAAATTTTTGCACCCACACTTGGTTCAGATGATACCGAAGATCATTTTCTTGGTATTGACGATAGTACAGGATTACTTACCAAACGAAGCGTAGCATCTTTAGGACTTGCTTCTTACGGAACTACCACACAGGTTCCTTATATGAATCCTGGTGGAGATGACTTCCTGTACAGTGCAGCTTTCCTTTTCAATGGAACAAACATCATAACCACAGGCTCTATAAATGCCACAGGTGGACTCGTAATCGACGGAAGCACTACCATTATCAAAGATGGGTCGAATAATCTTGAATTTACAGATGGAGTAACAGGCACAAAAACACTTGCTGAACTGTCTCAACTACTCAGTCTTGGGACTGTTGGACAAATGCCTTATATGAACGCAGGGGGAACTGATTTTAGCTACTCTCCTTCACTTCATTATACAACCGGAGTATTTAATGCTCCAAATATCAATGTCTCAGCTATTGCAGCATCTTCAATAGCACAACTCGTTACAACCGCAGTTGCTACAGGTGCGTTAGGAACAAGTACTGATCTCACTTGGGATGGTACAACCTTAGATATTGGTACAGGTAAGAAAGGTGCAGTAGAATCACTTCTATTTAAACAAGGTTCTGCTATTGTAGGCGTTCTGGAAGGTCTCGTTTGGTGGAATGATAACGAATATACCCTCAATATTGACACCGGATTAGGTCCAGTATTGCAGGTTGGACAAGAAATATTCCTTCTTATCTACAATGACACAGGAGGACAACTTGATAATCTCACTGTTTTAAGACCTAAAGCAGGTTTCTTGGTAGGTAGTCTCATATTACCTACAGTACAGAAAACAGACGCATCTGTATGGATAGGCGTAGAGGGAACCATTATGGTAGCCACTATGGATATTCCTGATGGTGAGGTCGGTCTTGCTACCAGATTTGGACGTGCAAGAGGTGGTGATGGTAGTGGTGGTTCAGTTGGTGAAACATGGCTTCTTGGAGATCAATTATATGTATCTGAAACTCCCGGAGAATTGACCAATGTAAGACCTGAGTTCCCATCGTATAACATATCTGTCGGTGGTGTTGTTGATAATAGTACTGCTCCTGACGGTGAAGTATTTGTATCACTTACACGAAGTTTCAATGATACCTTCGATAATTTCCATAACGGTACAATCAGGGAGTCATTTTCGTTCGTAGTAACAGAAGCAGGAGGAGTTATAACAGGACATCTTGATGACCAAGAGGGAAATGATTGGCTGACTTATCTATTTGAAGATGGTTTTCATCTGGTGGATACCAGTTCAACTATTGATATAATCCTTACTGCCGGAGATGATGATGATCCTATAACCAATTATGTTTATATTCTTGAATCTACTAAGGCTCTAACACTCAGTACAGTTGGATTTCCAATAGTAGAGCATATTAAAGTTGCTCAGATTGTTCTTCAATCAGCAACTACAACAGGAACCGATGGACCTTTAAGGAATCAGAACTTTAATGATCACCTTCAGGACACTGCTGGTCAAGGTCACTTGGCTCACATCGGAGCTAAATTAAGACGCTTTGATTCTCAATGGGATACTGGTACAGAAGGTGTGGTAACTGTTGATACTGGTCCTACTCCTGATGATGTGTGGCTGACAGTGACAAGTGGATCAATCTTTCAGATGCACCCTCAACCATTTGACGCATTTGATCTTGAAGTATCAGGTCATATTCATGTAGTAAATCATGATACAACACCTTATGTAGCTATAAGTAATCTAAATACACAGCTTGACACTGCACTTGGAGTCAGTATGAATAATACTTCATTCTCATTTGTAGTTTGGGGTGTAGTAAACTCAGCAGGAGAACCATCTCAGTTGATGATGAACTTGCCTGTAGATACTTATTCGTTTAATACTCCTGATACAGCAGTTCAAGACCCTGCAAATTATGCAGTATATACTATTCCATCAATATTTCAAGGAGTAGGATTCCTGATTGCAAGGTTTACCTTCACATATAAGAATGATCTTTGGGTACTTTATGATACTGAAGACCTTAGAGGCAAACTTCCAAATACAAGTGCAGGTGGTGGAGCAGGAGGTACAGGTGTAACTACATTCTTAGCTCTTACAGATACTCCTGCATCATATATAGGAGCAGCGTTACAGATTCCTCAAGTAAATGCAGGAGTAACAGCACTTGAATTTACTGATTCTCCGACTGTTGCCACTCTATATTTCAATGATACCAACACATATATTGATGAAAGTGCAAGTGAACTTCAATTTACTGACACAGTAAACGGATCAGTTCTCCTTTCTTCTCTGATAAGCAGCCTTACTGTAGGTACAGTAGGTCAGATTCCTTATGTAAATGCGGGTGGAACCGACTTTGATTACAGTTCTTCTCTCCATTATACTACAGGAGTCCTGAACGTTGTAGGTGGAATAACTGTTTCATCTCTCGCAGCAGCTTCTACTGCTCAACCAATCCTTTCAACAGTAGCTACAGGAGCTTTTGCAACAAGTATAAACTTTACTTTCAGTGGAACTCTACTTAGTGTGACAGGAGGAGTTACAGTATCAGCACTCACTACCACCGGATCATTCAAGTTTACAGGTGGTCAGCAAGTTGATACAATCGAACTTTCCCTGACAAATGATGACACGCACTTACCAACGTCCGGAGCCGTATTTGATGCTCTCGCTGCATTACCTCCGGGAATATCATTTGGAGCACAGTATCAGATACCATACGTGAACTCGACAACTGATGACTTTGATTATGTATCAGCTCTTAGGTATGAAATGGGAGTCTTGTATGCTGCAAATGTGACTATTCCAGCATTGGCTGCTGCCACACAACCAGAAGTTGTTACCTCTGCTGTAGCAACAGGTGCTTTAGCTACGAGTGGAAACCTTACATTTAGTGGAAGTTTACTTACTGTAACAGGAGATTTAACTGTAACCGTAGATGCAATATTAGGATCGTTAAAACTTTCATCAAGTGCAGCTATTATTGATGCTATCCAAACTACAATAACAGACCTCGATAGTGCTTTACCGACATCCGGAGCAGTTGTTGATTATGTAGCTGCTCAAGCATATACTCACCCGAATCACAGTGGTCAAGTAGATTCAGTTGGTGATGGGGCACAGTCACTTAACTCTACTGCAATCACTGCTCAGGGTCCAAAGGCTTCAGTAGTTGGGTCTGAGAATTTATTGATGGAGGATAGTGGAACTTTGTATGAAATTGCTCTTGGACAACTTGATAATTACTTAAATGCAAATCTGAACTTTAATGATTACACTCACCCGAACCATACAGGACAGGTAACAAGTACAGGTGATGGTGGTCAAGTAGCTCAGGCATCAATCATTACAAGTCAAACTCCCGGTGGTGCAATCTCAGGTACAGATACGTGGCTCAGACAAAGTTCAGGAATCCTGACAGAGGCTACTGTTACTCAGATTGAGACATATATGCAAGCGAATCTGTCATTTTCAACTCAGACTCTTGCTCTTGGACTCAGTGGTGAGGTTCCATATATGAACGGTGGTGGTACAGACTTCCTTTATACCGCAGCAGTAGGATATTTTTCAGGAGCATTTACTGTTCCTACTCTAAAGGTTTCCGGACTATCAACAAGTGGTCGAGTTATTTATACAGCAGCTTCAGGTCAGCTTACGACCAATGCTAACATGGAGTTTGATGGAACAGAGTTAGAAGTTAATACATTATCTCTCTCAGCAGGAACAGGTGTTGATACCATCGAGACAACTCTTACTAACGATGCTGATCATATTGCAGCATCAAGTGCAATTTTTGCTGCTATTGGAGCCGTTGCAACTCAGTGGACAACTGATGCCAATGGAATTACCTATGCAGGTAATATAGGTGTAGGTTTAGCTTCCAATGCAACTGTAAAATTTTATGTACAACCTGATGCTGGTGATGTAGCTATTGCAATGTTCAATAATTACGCATATTCAGCATGGGTAGATTATCCAACATCATTACCAAATAGAACACTTGTTATTTCAAGAACTCCCGGTAACGAAGGATTAAATGATTACACAGCTATATCTCTACAATGTACTGCCGGAGTTGGTAAGAATAACTATTGCGTTTTAGCAGTACAGGGAACCAGTGCAACTACACAACAGGCTCGATTTAATATTATGCTCAGAGGTGGAGGCACAACTGATTACGAAAATGTTCTATCTATAGATTACGATTCAACATACTGGTTCAGAAACAATGGAGGAGACCTTAGTTTAATGCTTCGTGAAGCAGGTACTACAAAATACATCTTTGGATTTGATGATGCTTTAGACGCTTTTATTCTTGCTGCTGGTGGTGCTTATCCAACAGGAGTAGGAAGAACTCTATCAGCAAGTAGGTTCAAGATGACCAATGCAGGTAAAGTGTTTTTTGAGACCAATGATAATACTGCTTACAGTGCAACGGCTGTAAATACTGCTAACTTATATATCTATAATACTTCTGTGAGTAATGTAACAACCAACTTTGCTCAACTTCAATTAAGAGTTTATAATGCCGCAACATCATGGCTACCTATTGTACAGCTTAGTTGTCGTCAGCTTACTACTGCAAGTCACGATTCAGTATTTACTGTTGGACTAAGAGCAAATAATACCGGAACCTATTACGAAGCATTTGCAGCACAGTCGGATGGAATATTCTATATGCGTTCTGAAGGAACTGCTGAGGATATAAGGATTCGTCTTGCTCAACAAGCAGGAGGTATTGTCTGTACTTATGGATGGGATGACAGTACATCAGCCTTTGTTGTAGATATTGGTACAGGCGGTACTCTTGGAACAGCTCCTTATTATCAGTTTGATACCAATATATTTACTATGTGGGGTAGTACATCAGCAACTTTTACTCTTGATGCTCTTACATCTACTGCTCTCATTTATCTACAGTCTGCTTCAAGTCAGGACTCAAGGATACACTTCAGGTACAATGGTAGTACCAATGTTGTAGTGGGATGGGATGCTGGACTAAGTATATTCCAGATTCACACCAGTTCATCTTTCACTACCTTAGCATCAGGTGACTTCTCGATTACATCTACCGGGGATATTTACATGGGAACTCTTGCGAGTGCAACAGGTACATATTACATGAGGTACAATACAACATCAGGTCAGGTTTCTTATACTACCTCTGATATACGGAATAAAAAAGACATTAAACCGTTCGAGGTAGATGCTCTGGATGCGTTGATGAGGTTCGACCCGAAAAGTTTTACATGGAAAGCAGATAATAAAAAGGCTATTGGATGGATTGCACAGGAAGGTATGGAAGTGATTCCGGATATGTTCCCGTTTATCGAAAAGATTGATCGTTATGGTATGGATGAATTTAATATTCTTCCATATTATCATCGTGCGATCCAGCAATTAAAAGCGGAAATTGACGATCTTAGAGCACAATTAAATAACAATTAGTATTAACAAAAAACAAAAAGTATTATGAAATTAGAAGTATTAGTGGCTAATGAAGAAGCACTGAAAACCCTTGTCGAAACTAAGTTTGACGATGCACAACTCGCATGGGATTTAGCTGAGACATTTGACGAAGTTGAGAAGGCTATTACCAAGTTTCAAAAGATGCGTGATGAGTACGTAAAGGAGAACGGAAAACCTTCCGAGGACAATCCTGAGCGTTTCCAGATTGCTGACCCTGAAGCATTTTCAAAAGAAATGCGGAAACTCTTGGACGTTGAGGTAGATATTGTATTTCCAGCGTTCGCACTTAACAAGCTGAAAGGTTTGAAAGTATCAGTAAAAGAAATGAGAAGCTGGAAAGCTCTCGGAATTATTTCAAACGGAAAACCTGCAACTGAAAAAGCTCCTTTGAAAATTGAAGAAGCTGAAGAGGTTAAGGACGACCTAAACACTTAAAACCTAATGGCAGCAACGGCAGATGAAATAAACGGTTATCTCTACAATATTAGGAACGCCTATGTAGAGTACGGAAGTGGTCTTGCTCACGCTCAACGGTTAGGGACAGATGAACTTGACTGTCCAATGATGAAGTTTAGAGTTCTCAGGTATCTTGTCCGAATTTTAGTTGACTACTTTGATTCTGATGATTATGAGAACGTGAACTTCTTCACTACCGAAGAGGCAAGGGATGTAGCTCAACAGATAAATAATATCTGTCATACGGAATTTATGATTGATTTTTAAATTATAAAACGATGTACCACGTAACACTAAATGATATAGCATACAGCATCTTCGAGTCTATCAGGGGTAAGATTGGTGATGACGATAATATCTCGATGGATCAGATTAAGTCTCTGATACATAGTACCAGAGCTATGCTGTTGAAGCAGAAGTTCGATAAGAATCTTAGAGTGATAGATGATGTATTCACTCAGTCACTCGGAGCACTCGAAACTGAACAAGTGGATTCGTCGATACATCCTGATATTCTGTCTGAGAAATATCTGCTTAGAACACTCCTCGAAATTCCTGAGACAGTAGATCGCAGGAACTATGAAGGTACGTTTACAAGGATTGGACCTGCTGAGAGAAAGTCTCACAAGTTCAACCTTGTCAGCTATGATCGTGCTATCTATTCAGGGAACGGACGTTTCAATAAAAATGAAATATACGCTTTCATATTGGATAGCAAGATTTACCTGATCAGTAATAGTATCTATCATAAACCTATTCAATTCATTGATGCTATCGGAGTATTCCAGAACCCTACTCAAGTGGCGATGTTCAAAGATCAGAATGGAGATAGTCTTTATTCTGACAATGGAAGATATCCTATTAGCATGGCAATGAGAAATATGCTTGAAGAAATGATTGTCAAAGGTCGCATGGCTCCGCAGTCTGCTGTGCCGAGTGACGTAGTTAATGATTCAACCGATACATTAGATGCAGGAGAAGCAAGGGCTTAGAGATATTTACAGGTTCTATAAACATAGTGTTACTAAACCTGTTCCTTACACACAATTTAAGCGTGTATGGGAGAACTTTGCTGATCAAGTGATACAAAGTATCATGTTAGAGGGAAAAGACTTCCACATGCCCTCGTTGGGTGATGTAGGGATAAGAAAACAGAAGGTTGTTGTAGCAATGACTCCTGAAGGTGACATTGATAAGCGATATTTAAGACCTGATTGGAAATCAACGAAGGAGTTGTGGGCACGAGATGATGAAGCTAAGAAGCGTAAACAACTTGTATTCCACTTGAATAAACACTTTAATGGATTCAATGTGAAGTGGTTTTGGGATAAGTCAACTTGTTTAACTATCAACAATACTGCATACTCATTAACAATGACCAGAGCGAACAAACGACTTCTTGCCGAGGTTATTAAGAATGATGACAATGAAGTCGATTATTACGAACAGAACCCTAAAGTCAGACGCTATGAGCGAAAGAATTAACATGACCAAAGAAACCGGAAAAGACGGTAAAACAACTGTCAGTTTTCGTAAGTCTTGGGAAAAGAACGGTTTAAGCCACAGCAAGGAAGTCCGTAAGGTCGAAGGTGGTTATATCGTTACCGAAACCAAGTACGGGAAACCTGCTGATGAAGAGGATGCTGAGTATATTGACGAACACAAGGAATACGTCACTACTGAGAATCCTTTCGATGAAGTTAAACCGACTGAGGATGATCAGAAAATGTTCGCCTTTGTCGATACACCACTAATGTAAAAACAGTCAACGATGAGCTTAAATGGCAAATATGTTGATGTAGCTTATATTATCGAGCGTGTCTATCGAGATTACGGATTTGATTTGGAAGTCAAATACGATGAAGTGATCGAATGGATATGGGATGTGATGGCTCTTATCGGTGCTCCTCAACAATTCGTTGATAAGATTTCCGATGGAAGTGACACTATGCCAAACCCTATCGAAGTCACCAATTACAGAGGAGAGCTTCCAAATGATCTTTTCAGTGTATATCTCGCAAGAGATTACGATACAAAGATGCCAATGATCTGTAAGTCAAGTTCCTTTTTAAGAGACATGGACCAGACATTTGTAAGAGAATCTCAATACTCGTACACGCTTAATAATAACTACATCTTCACATCCTTTAAAGAAGGACAGGTAGAATTGCATTACAAAGCATTTCCTACAAACTCATTAGGTATGCCTATGATTCCTGATGACATTAAGTTCGTCATGGCTGTACAGGCATACGTTGCTGAGAGAATAGGATTTAGACTTTATTTCCAAGATCATCTCAGTGGACAAAAGTACCAGAAACTTGAGCAAGATCGAGGATGGTATATCGGTGCTGCTGGTACGAAGGCACAAATTCCCTCTATTGATGAAATGGAGAGCATTAAGAACAGGTTCCTAAGACTTAAAACTCACACGGACTTTCATGATTCTTCATTCATTTATTCTTCTGATAGCGAGAGACTTATCTTACACAATAATAGCGGTAGATAATGGCAGTACTTAGTAATGAATTTTCAGCAGGGATGGACAGGGATTCATCCAAGAACAAGTATGACAACCGTCATTACTATGGAGCGAATAATGTTCGTATCCTGACTCAGGACGGTGTGAGTAGTGGTGCTCTTGAAGACATGGCAGGAACTATCGAACGTCTTGATATATCCAACGTCAATGGAACCGGAGGAAGTATTCCTGTTACGATTGTAGGATACTGTATTCTCAGAGACAACATCATATTATTTATCACAGAGAATGTTTCAGGTCCACCTGATCCTGCTGCAAACAATGATTTTATTATTAAAGTTCCTATCGCAGACCTTGAAGCTCTTACAGGAACTATGGTACTGAGTCCTCTTCCTGATTATGAAATAAACGGAGGAAGTTGGATATACAGAAACGCACTCAGTTTTTCTACAGAATATCCTATTCAATGTGTTGGAAGATATGAGAATCAGTACGTTCAGAAAGTCTATTGGGTAGATGGATATAATCGACTTCGGTATATAAATATAGTTTATGATGAAGACACCAATGATCTTACAAGTATTCCTACGGATCGACTTGAAGTTCTCGGTGATGTTGAAATTACTAAACCTACACTCATTGATATGGGTTCGGGAAATCTCAAGTCTGGAAGAGTCCAGTATGCTTACCAGCTTTATACTCTTAACGGTGGTGAAACTGTATTTTCTCCTGTAAGTAATCTTATTAACCTCAGTGAGAGTAGTGATTTTGGATTTATTGATAGAGACTACAAGGGTTCGGAAATTGATGTAAATACAGGCAAATCAACTGTCAATGAAATTGTAGTTGAATCGGACCACTACACAAGGATTCGTGTTGTAGCCATACATTATAGTGCACTCAATCTTGAACCTGAGCTTCGTATTGTTAAAGAAGAAAGTATTCCCGGTGCAGGAACATATCAGTTTATTGATACCGGAGAATCCTTTGGAAGTTATACTCTTAATGAACTTAGATTGCTGCAAACTACTTTGTTCTCCGCAGAGGTTATCGAAACAAAAGATAACATTTTGTTTGCAGGAAATGTAATCGTTGAAGATTTTGATGTTGACTACGATGCAAGAGCCTATCGGTATTCTGGATGGGAAGACGACTCACTTACTTTTAACTATAACGCTATTTACGGTGCTGCTACTCAAGGTTCGCAGGTAGCAAGAATCTACGATAGTGATCTTGTAAGTTATTATGAGATAGACGATAGTGGAAATGTAACAGCTTCCGGTGTTCCTGTTGTTGCTACATGGGACCTTATTGATGAAGAGTTCGATGCTATCAACCAGTTCAATGATCTCGATAATGATGGAGATCATACTTGGCGATTCATGTATCAATCTGATGGTGAAACTGTTGGTGGAGAGGGTCCTAACGTAGAGTACAGGATTCGCAGAGAGGCGTATGCAAGTGCATTGAGTGTTGACATTACCAATGGTGGTAATTATAATAATTACGGTGGTGGAATACTTGTAGGTGATCAACGACGTTTTAATAGTTATAAATCTACATGGAACGCTGGTGAAAGAGTGAGTTTTCAAAGGGATGAAACCTATCGCTTTGGGATTGTATTCTTTGATTTGAAAGGACGTGCATCTTTTGTTAAATGGATAGCTGACATCCGGATGCCTTCCATGAGTACGGATCAAACTCCTGCTTCTCCATACTATGCGTTTACTAATGACATACCTGAATTACTTGCATATCCTTTATATGTTGAGTTTACTATCAAGAATATACCTGATGGGGCAGAGAGTTTTGAAATTGTAAGAGTTAAACGTAGTGGTAATGATAGAAGTATTCTTGCTCAAGGTATAGGTATGCCTGTTACTGGTGCAAGTGGTAGTTTCTTTCATCAGGAATGGGGAGCAGCAAATAGTACTAATTCTACAGTACAGTTTCACTCTCCTGAGATTTCATTCAATAAAAACCTTTCAACAAAAGGAACTGATTTTATTCAGGTTATAGGTACAGTACTCGGAAGTCTGTATCAGGATACGACTCCTGATGATCGCCTCAAGTACTACAAGTACGATGATCCCTCTGGTTTATCAGCTCAACAAACACCTGCTGGAAGTGCTGTGTCAGGAAATGAATTTCATAGTGATAGTTTCGCAGATGTTCTTGAAGGTCAAATGATTCTTCAGTCAGATATTGCTAAGAATTTTGGTTCAGGTAACAGTTACTCTATAAATAATCTTACCAATTTCACTGACAAGGGAATATGTTTTCTATTTACCAGTGGGTTTTACTACGAGAAAGAGGACGATTACAATACTGGAATCCCTATTCTAAATTACAGGCGTAATGTATTTACTACTCAATATGGAGGAACTGATTACAATGCAAGAAGTGTAAGTCAGTATATTTCTTGTAGTGATGTTCATGATGAAAATGGTATATTTGATGTAGTTGCTGAAGCCAGAGGTGGTGATACTTATCTGGTAGCGTTCGAATATATGTGGAACGCTCGTCAGAATGAAGAAGCATTAACCAGTGGTGTATTACCGGATGTTATTTCATTTCCATGTGAATCAAGTATAAATGCTGGTCTAAGAGTTGACGAGCCTTACACTGAACAGAGTGGTCAATACGAAGCAATCTTCCTGCATGATGAAGCAGGGATATGGGCTGACGGAGAAATATCAGAAGGTCTTTATACTAATATACTCTTCCAATTCGAAGACCTTTACAGATATAATACTGTTTACTCGAAAGAGAATGATACTATCATATTCATTCCAAGACCCTTTGATTGGAGACCACTCTCAGATATTGATACACGAGTGTATGCCTCCGACAAGAAGATCAATGGTGAGGCTTCTGACAGTTGGCTCAGGTTCCGTACAGATTCCTTTATAGAAGTTGATCCTCAATTTGGTCCCTTGACTGTATTGGAAACAATGGGTAATCAACTTTTATTCTTTCAACCGAAAGCATTTGGTTTACTGAGTGTAAACGAGAGAGCATTGGTTTCATCAACAGATACAGGTGCTCAAATAGTTCTTGGTTCAACTGGTATCTTAGACCGATATGACTACGGTAAGACTAACATGGGATGTTCCCATTGGAGACATTTACTTCAGACACCTAACGCTCTCTATTGGGTTGATGTGATCAATCAGTCCATGTTCCAACACACCAAAGGTCCGGAAGAGATTTCCATGATGAGAGGTATGAGTGCTTGGTTTAGAGAGAATATCGTGGAAGCTAAGGACATGACCATTACTATTGATGGAGCTATGCACTTATACTATGATCCTGAATACAGGGAAGTTTATATCGTGGATAACACTGAGCATTTTGGACTCGTATACAATGAAATGACTCAATCGTTTGTCACCTTTACAGACAATCAACCATTTTATGTAATCAACTATCTTGAGAAAGTTCTCGGAACCAGTGGTTCATTTCATCAGTTTCACAGGCATAATGATTTTGCAGGAGCAAGAGGTATGATCTATGGAAATTACAGAGAGATTTCCATAACATTTCTTATTAACCCTTCGGTAACTGAGATCGGCATCTTCAATAATTTTGAGTGGTTAACAGAATCGTTTGTCGATAATGTAGATACTCGTGATACTTTCGATCACATTACCATGTGGAATGATTATCAGCACACAGGAGAGATTGAACTCATATCTGGACAGAACATCAAGCGTAGGATGCGTACATGGCGATATACTATTCCAAGAGCACTGTATGAGTCTCATCAAGGTGTACAAGGACCAGTTCTCGATAATCGTTATTCACGTATGCGTGACACTCATATATTCGCCAAGTTCGCTTACTTAAATGACAATGCAGACAAGCGACTTGTAATACATGATATGCAAACTTCCGTTACAATATCTAATAGTTGACATTAGAAAGTTTTTGATTGATTGATTGTTGCGTATTAGATTATGGAGTATTTTTACATTATTGGTACTTAGGACCTAATAAAAAATATTATGCCAAAGTCACGATTTGCACAAGACGCAGCAGCTATGGGTCATACTATTGAACAACACGCTGCACATATATTTCAAGATGGTGGTAATCTTGCTGACCAGTATATTCCTGAGTTTCATCGAACAGCTCAACCTGATGATCCTACATTAGGACCTCTCGCTGGTGGTGTACCTACTCAACAACAACAACGACGATTTAATAGTCCTCTTGATCCAAGTAACCCTGCTACCTATACTCCTCAGTTTGATCCAAGAGTTGATCCACAAGCTCCTACTCAAGGACCTCTTGTAGGTGGACAACGATCTATTCCTCAACGTCCAGAATTTACTCCTGAGACTACTGCTATAGATGCTACTCGTGTAGAGACAAATGATATTCTCGATTTTGAAAGAATATCACCTGCTGTAAAAGGATCAGACTTCAGAAGTAACAAGGCTTACAAGGACTACGATTACTTCAAAGATGATAGTGGAAACTTAATGTTCAAGTCCTCACCGGATGCTGAACCAAAGCGTGTTACAAGTAAAGTTGCTTTGAAGGAGTATAGTAGTTTCATGAATGAAAGGATTACGGATCAAATTGTGGAAGATGTACCTACTGAATTACAGGAAGTAATGAAACCTGTTGAAGTAGAGAAAATGGTTGAGGGAGAAATGACTCCATTAGGAACTGCTGTAACAGAAGCAGAACAGAGAGAAGCTACAGAAGCGGAAAGTAGATCAAATATAGGAGCATTGAGACTCCCTGCTGCTGTCAGAGGTTATCCAAGATATATGGCTCACGTTGCTGCTGTTGGACATGGAATCCAAGACGAAAATTCAGCAAGACCTATCACTGAAAAGTTCATCACTCGGAAAGAGAAGATGACTTACAGGGATGTCATAGCAAGGAATCTTCTCAGTGGTAAAGGTGGTTCACTTGATTACAGAGATTATTCTGATGATGAACTGATCAATCAGGCAGTAAGTTCTGATGCTGCTTTACAGGAAATTAAGGGTAGAGGGATGAAGGAGATATTGAAAAATACTGAACTCTCACTATCTCAGTTTACAGGTAATGTTCAAGTTTACAGAAATGAAAAAGGTGAAATTGTAATATCAGATGATTATGATTTCAATCCTTCTCAGAATAAAGCAGGATTAAAAGAAGGTGCGACAGTAAGTGAGATGAGAGACATCTGGAATAACAGTGGTTATATTCAATCTCAGAAAGGAAAAGAAGGAGGAAAATGGAATAGGTTACACGCATTTGGTGAGCAAGTTAAGACTACTATACCTCTTGAGTTAAATATTGGTAAAGGAAAAAGGTTCCTGACAGAGGAACAAATAGCTACACTCCCACTATTACCTCCTGATGGTATGCACCATAAGCAGAATCAAAATCGAGCAGCACAACAACAACAGGAGCAACTTGCACAGAATCTACCGCAGCAGAAGCATGGTGGTTATCTCGCAGGAGACAGTACTCCTTTGGGAAGGAATCCAGAACTTCCACTTCCTGCTTTAGGTTGTGGAGGTAAACTTGTACGACATCAGGATGGTGGATACTTAGACCTCTCAGCACCAGAGAAGAAGAAGTTTGATGCTGCTGCTAAAGCTATGGGTCACACCAGAGAGCAACATGCAGCACACACCTTTCAGGATGGTGGTGAACTAACTTCTGCACAAATGGATTCTACATTCAACGCTAACAGGAATGTTCCTTTCGTTGATAGAATTTACAACCCTGATCCAAACCTTCAAATACCGATTCCCGGAGGCTCTCAAAGTCACTTGCTGGGAAGCTATGGTAATTACGTTGCTCCACGAGTAATTATGAATCAGGACTCTACAATGAGAGAGGTTCCTCAGAACCAAGTAGGTGATCAGGTTATAGGTGCTGGAAATGCAATTAAAATGTCTTCTTCTGAAAGAGCAAAATTCTTTGCAAAGAATTATAAGAATACTGAAGCGTGGAGAGGCTATCAAGAAGGTATTGAAAAGAAAGCAAACGGTGGTAAACTTCCTCAATATCAGTGGGGTGGAGAAACATTTGGAAAAGATCAGTTCGCAAGAACCCTTAATACTGGACAACTTGCAGGACGACATGAAGACCTTGAAAATCTAAAGTATCTCGATCTCCCTGATCCAGATTGGGGAGCACTTA